ATATAGCATTTGTAATTGGTTCATTAATTATTACACAAATTGTATGTAATTTTACATTGGATAAGGTACCAGAATATTGTGTTAATTTTAAAAAAAAAATGATACAGCTTTTTGATAATATAAAAAAAAGTGATGATCTAATTGAATTGCGATCACTATATTATCAAGATGTATTGGGTTTAATTGATCCACTACCTGATAATTATTAATGGATATCCTTGTTTTTGTATCCAAATGACTATACGATGGTGAATTTCTTTATATACTTTTTCATATACCTTCATATTTTATTCTGTAATCAATCGAGGAACAACGTTGATCGTCTGCAGCTCCTGCGACATCAGTTTGTAAGCATAAGGTATCTCCACTCGTGCAAACTCCGTCGTATTCTCGCACATTTTGCACGAATGAATCGTAAAATCGTCTTTTGCAAACATCCTATTCTGTGTTCCATCATTGTAGCAAGCAATCATACCACATTTCTTGCAAACGTGTACACTGTATTTATCCGATGCATCATACAATCTTTCACGACAGAATCGAGACATTCCATGACCGAGCATAACATCACGTTCCATCTCCCCAACGCGGAATCCACCATCGCGGCTTCTACCCTCTGCGGGTTGACGCGTCAAGTTTACCATAGGCCCAATCGATCGACTGTGCTGTTTGTCGCTAACCATGTGTTTCAAACGTTGATAAAAGACCGGACCCATGAAGATATTCGTCTCTAATTGCTCGCCCGTTAACCCGTTATACAACACTTCGTTTCCATAACTCTCGAAACCCTGTTTTTGCAACTCTCGCGAAATAGTCTTGATATCTAGATTTCCAAAGCTAGTTCCATCGCCAAAGAGACCGAGTTCCAACAATACTTTTCCCAATAAGGTCTCTTTGAGTTGTCCGATTGTCATACGAGATGGAATTGCATGAGGGTTAATAATGATGTCTGGTCGGATTCCATCTTTCGTAAAAGGCATGTCGCACTCGGGTATAATATTTCCAACCGTACCCTTCTGACCATGTCTACTCGATACTTTATCGCCCAACACAGGCTTTCTCAAAATTCGAACGCGGACTTTTGCAAAGTTGTATCCATCGCCATTGCGACCCGTGTAGTTCTTATCGATGTATGTCTCTTCGGTTGTCCTGAAAGTTTTGCTCTGATCCTCATACTTGATGGTCTTGGTAGGATCATTGCGATTCTCTTTAATCGGCACAGTCTTGGCAATGATAACGTCGCGGTTCTCCACTAAAGAATTCTCCGGAATGAATCCATGGACATTCAACTTATCGTAGTTGCCGAATTTGACACCCTTTGTCTTTGCAGGATCGGGTTTGCATCGGATGATTTCATCACGGATAATGTTTTTGTCTTCGTCCTTTTCAGTGTGATAAATTGTTGTCATGAAGAGCCCGCGGTCAATCGAACCTTTGTTTACCAATACACTATCCTCCTGATTATAGCCAGTGTGAGACATGATCGCAACGTGGATTTGACATCCAGATGGGATTTTGTTCAATTGGATAAAGTTCATAAGTCGGGTATCAACCAATGGTCTCGAAGGATACGATAACACATAGGCCGTTTTATCCATACGCTGGTCATAGTTGGTAGAATATACACCCATAGCCTGTTTTGCCATAGCACAATTGGAACTCATAAAACCGGCATGTCCGGCAATGAAAGAATGGTTTTCACTGGCAACCTCAATATCGGCAACAAAACAATTGGTTGAAGGCAGGATCGATTGGATATCGACAAATTCACACACACCCTTTCTGGCGCGGTACATTCCTATCTTGATAAAAGGGTATTTTGGATTATTTTCAAGCGCCTTACGAATCTCTTTCACCATTTTCCATCCCCAACTCGTCATGAATTTGTGGTCGTCGGTTGCCAAGATTTCCTTTCCGTCTATTGTCAAGATCTTGTACATGGGTTCTTGGTTGATACAGAAGAAGTGGTTGGCAACGGCTTCGTCAGTTATTTCGAATGTCTTTGGATGAAAAGATTTTACCATATCACCCTTTTTCAAATCGCGGATAGGTCGGTATGATCCGTCTGCCATCAGTACGGGCGTCATCCATTCTAGACATTGATATGTGTTTCTAGGTGCTTGATTATGTTCTGGGTAAGGAATACATGATCCCAATACTCCGAATATTGTACTAGGGTGGATTTCACAGTGTGTGTAGTTTACGGTCGCACCTGGAGGATGCAGATAATTGTCTTTCGTTTTCATCGCGATCAACGCCAAGTTTTGTTCTTCTGGATCGATGTATTCAATCACCGATTCATCCAGTTTGCAATTGGTGAGGAGGTCGTTCCACGAGATCTCTTTCCTAACGAGTCGATCTATTATATCGCGATTCAGCAAAACCTTGTTATCTCGAACACGCAATACGGGCCGGGTTAAACGCCCACCATCATTGCAAATACGGATTTCCATTGCTGCACAGTCGAATACAATGGAAGTATAAATATTGATGATACCACGGTATTTTTTGTCTTTCATATCGTGATATAGCTCCAAAGGTTTATCTGTTGTACCTACCCACGTTCCATTAACAAAGACCTTCACTTTTCCGTGCAAGTCTTTTGCAGACGCCACGTCATCCACACGCAAAACCTGGGGTAGAACGTATTGATAAAGCGAACTGCTGTTCGTTGTTATTGTTATGTGCGACAAATAACTGATGTTTTTCACAATACCGATTGATTGACCTTCTGGGGTTTCTACTGGACACAAGAATCCCCAAGTAGAGTTGTGTAGTTTACGAGGTGCAATGAGTTCGCCACTCTTTTCTAAGGGTGTATTCACTCTTCGCAAATGACTCAAACTGGCGACATAGGTCAACCGATTCAATACTTGCGCAACACCCACTTTGCTACTGTTCGCCTGTTTGATACTGAAATCGCCGGTGGATAATGCCCTAGAAATGCCGTTCTCAATGGTGGTCGATTTCAGGATTTTATAAATGTTCGTCATATTGATAATATTGTAATAATCTTCGCTTGATCTCCAAGAACCCGTATTGATTTCGCGCAGAATTTGCTTTTGCATCTCTTTGACCAATTTGTTGAAATAGTTGCGAAAGAGATTATTCAACAAGGTTCCCGTTAATTCCACGCGTTTATTCAGATACGAATCACGGTCATTTGTGGGAATCCAACCCAAACTGGTTTGCAACAGCTTCTTCGCCATGTATCCGAGCAAATATAATTTCTGTGGCATGGTTGTACAATGAGGGAAGAGATCGCTGTTCAGTACGTCGATCGTAAACTCTAGCTTCTTGCGTTGACCCGTTTCGCGATCCATATTCATAGGTGTATATGCTGCATAGGTCGTTATGTGTCGCAGAGCTTCATCTTTCGTCATATACTTGCTCGCATCAATGATGGACGCTTGCAAACACTGTAGTAATTCGGAGTATTTAGTGTCTTCCAGATCCAACAAAATGTATTCGCAGATTTCTTTGTCTGTTAGCACACCGAGTGCTCGAAACAATGTGAATAGTTCAATCGGCTGTTTGATACGCGGAATATTGATAAACAGACCGTGTCCGAAACCGTTGTTCTTTGATGCGATCATCATTTCGATTTGTTTTGGAGAAATGCATTTATAATCAGGGACGGATTTTATTTCGGCGTACCAGCTCCACTTTGTCGTGTTTTTACCATCGAACACATAGACGCGGTTTTCGGCGGCACGCTCTTGTCCAAGCACTGTTTTCTCGGAACCTTTGACAATGAAATATCCACCGCAATCCATAGAACATTCGCCGGTGTGGGTCGATTCGATGTGGCGATTTTGGTTGAGGACACAGATTGACGATTTCAACATGATCGGCATCTTTCCAATGTTTATCTTTGGCAAAACGCGTGTAATGATCTTGGGAACATCCATCGCATCTGTGTTGCGAACCGTGTATTGTATTTGAATGTCGACTGTCATGGCGGATGCATATGTGAAGTTTCGCAACTTGGCTTCTTGAGGATACATCAATTTGGTTGCACCGTTGTTCTCGTGAATTTGGGGTGGATATAGTTTGAAATTGGCGAAGGATACGCTCACTTCCAAGAAATACTGTCCTCTGTCGGCCACAAAATCGTTTTCGGAACGAATATTCACGGGGTTGAACATTTGAATTGTGCGTTGAATCTGGTAATTGATGAAGTGATTATAGGATTCAATTTGATGACGAACCAGACGTTCCAAGTGTTGACCGCGGAAATACGACTCTATCAAATGGTATGGTTCTTCGGTATAAGATCCGAGATGGGACAAAACCTCATGTTGAACCGGTTTTCCGTCCGCATCCATAATCTCTTGCTCGGTAGGAAATGTTTTCATAATATCATCGATCAACTTTTTTGCATCGAATTGTGTAGCCGCTGGATCCCCTCCTGGTAATTTGTGCGATTCTTTTTCTGAATCCAACATGGCTTTTTCTAGATGATCCATTGTAAATCCCTCATTATCAATGTGCATTCCAATACCGTGATGGTCATGCAATTCACCATGGTCGTGCAACCCCCCATGGTCATATACACTTGGATGTTCATCGACGTGTTTTTTGGGAACCTGTTTTGATTTAGAACGTTTTATTTTTACGACCTTCCCAGATACTGCAGGCATATCCCCCATCTTTTTTGCATCCAATCCCTCAACATAAGGAGATCCGGAACTATTCATCTTTTGTAGTATATTATTGTGTTGTATGGTTTGGTATGAATAGTTAATATAATCTACGAATCAATTTTTTAGATTGTTTTACTAATAATAATTATCAGTAAAAAATACAGTTCACACCATAAAAGAGAGTCAATCTATTATGGTTTATTTTTTGGTTTTTTTTGCTCCATTTTCTTCAAAGCGTATTGCCCACACGGACCGCAATGGTCTTCGTTTGATAGATCTATCTTATGATTCATCTGCAAATTGCAATCCTCTATTCTCCATCTACCAACGGGCTTTGGTAAATCTTTAGGTATAAACTTTTTCAACAAATGCGTGAAATATTTCATATACATATAACAAATGTTATTTTTATGTATATTCTCTAAAAGATAAAGATAAAGATAAGTTTTTAGTACATATAATACGATCTATGAGTGATTTGAAACCAAAAACATTCATACAATTATTGGATGAGTATAACAGTCAACAGAGTTATACATATGCGGATTATTTGACAATTTTGCAATTTTCACAGTTTCATTATATATCAAATAAATTAAACACTCCTTCTTATGTTGGAAATCATATGTCCAAGATACCAAAACCGTCGCTGTTATTTAATTATAACTACGCGGGATTACAAGGATATGATCCATTTTCACCGCTGAAACCCCCACAAGACGAAACCGAAAATTTTTTGAAATACCATATACCCCCTCTTTTACGCAGTGATAACGGTCAAATGAAACCCCTTGATATTATGCAACCCATTGAGGAAGTACATATTGACGCAAAAATCGATACATTTTCGGACTTGATATCATTGATTCAAAAAACCGAGTATCGACCTTATGTAAAATACAATATCGATCTAAAAGCTTTGGTGCAAGTGAAGGAAGAGCTCTTTCAATTACACGATATGATTGGTATGACTTCATTCAAAAATTCGCTGTTAAACCAACTTTTGTATTTTATACAGGATCTACACAAAGGAAAAGATCACGATTTTATGCATACAGTTCTATCTGGACCTCCCGGAACTGGAAAAACCGAAGTAGCCACACTTTTAGGGAAAATTTATTCGAAGATAGGTGTATTGAAAAACCGCGTGTTTAAAAAAGCGACTCGCAGTGATTTAGTAGCCGGGTATTTGGGTCAAACCGCAATAAAAACCTCGAAATTGATCCAAGAATGCTTGGGTGGGTGTCTTTTTATTGATGAAGCTTATTCTCTGGGTGCATCGAACAATGGTCTACCAGGAGATACGGATTCTTACTCGAAAGAGTGTCTGGATACGTTGTGTGAAGCTCTGAGTTCGAATAAGGATAATCTAATGGTTATTATTGCAGGATACGAAGATGAGTTGAAGAAGACGTTTTTTAGTGTGAATCAGGGTCTCGAATCGCGATTTATTTGGCGATTCACGATAGATTCGTATAGTCCAAAGGAACTGATGCAAATCTTCCAGAAAAAGGTCCAAGACAATGGTTGGTCCATATGTTCTACTACGGAATCCAACACTTTAGCAAAATGGTTTGAAAAATACTCTGAAAAGTTTGTTTTCTATGGCCGCGACATGGAGGCTCTATTTTCTTATATCAAAATAGCGCATGGAAGGCGCATTTATGGTAAACCGGAAGAACAACGTAAAAAGATTAATGATGCTGATTTAGATGCGGGATATGCTTCTTTTTTGTTAAATAAAAATGATAAATCTAAAGAAAGACCGATACCATATGGTTTATATGTGTAGTTGTTTTTCCAAATATAGTATATCCATTCTATCTCTTCATTTAGGGGGTTCTTCAAAATATTATTGATGAGCAAAAAAACAATAACTATAAATCCGGAGTTGTTTAAAATATCTAATTCTACTCGGCGTACTTCTAGGAAAAAACACGATGACGATGACAATGCAGGTTCATCCAGGCCACAAATAAAAATTCGTAATCCAGCGCCAAAAACAAATACAATCAAACGAAAGAATCACGTTTTACGTTTTATACGAGATCAACAAGAAAAAAATTACAAAAAAATGTTGGACGATCCTGCAAAAGAAACAGTTGGGATAATTAAAGATTTTGCACAAGAATTTAGTAGTGATTTTGATGAATCTTTGAGGTATATGATTTCTTTGACGGATGAACAAAAACAAGCGAATGATTTGAGAAACCGTACTTTGAAACAACGTCCTTTAACAAGCCAATCGCCAGTAATATTCAATCCTTCTATTCCTACAATAAGTGAAGTAGTTAATGTTTCTGTTCCAGAAGTGTTTGATACTACTTTACCTTATGGACCATTGAAACCGCCAGCTATACCGCATCAGCAGCCATTATACGGTTGTTTGAAAAAAGGAAATCTCCCAACATATAGACAATACCATAATTTAACACAACGACGCGCTCCGCATAATGATATACAACCACCGATTCATATACCATCATCTAGTACTTTGACGACTCATACCAATGATAATAACCATATCAATACAATTAATTCGGATATTTTTACAAATAATGCGGTAGACCAAATGAATCAAATTAAGAAAACTGCTGAAAAAAAATACAATATTGATACAAATTTTAAACCTAAAATAAAATATCCAAAACAAAGGCGTACTATTCGAAGAACATATCGTTTAGGAAAGTCCAAGATACACCCAAAAATAACAGTATTGGTTTCGAATCGTACATTGCGAAATAATATAACAACAAAATCACAGTTGCTGAAACAAACATCAATTCCAGAAATTAAACGGTTTTTGATAAAAAAAGGGTTTATTAAGGTAGGTTCGAGTGCGCCAAATGATGTTTTACGAAAAATGTATGAATCCGCATCACTAATTTGTGGTGAAGTTCAAAATCATAATCCAGAGAATTTACTATATAACTATTTTAATGACATTGAATCTATAAAATAATATGATATTTCAAACGGATTACGAGGCTATCGGTTAATAAATATATTTATCAACCGAAAACATATATAGGAAATCACCTTTTTTGTACCCATTTGGCTACAAAAACACGAATAGTTCTACTAATAGAATCATAATCAAAAATAAAAAATACATAAAACTTTGTCATGAATAGAATGAAATGTCAAATTCTATTTATGATGAATATATTCAATTAACTAAAACATATCAAGAAAAATACGGCGAGAAGACGATTGTCTTGCTTCAAGTAGGCGCTTTTTTCGAAATTTACGGTTTTCGTTGTCCAAGAACTGGCGATTGGATCGAGAGCCAAATAACCAATTTTTCACAGATATGTAATTTAAATATTTCTGAAAAAAAAGCTACGCATGAAGGTCGGCAAGTTGCTATGGCAGGGTTTCGCGACTATACTTTGGATAAGTATTTGCAAAAGTGTACTGAAGATGGATATACTGCTGTCGTGTATGTTCAGGTAAAGGAAGGAAAAAATATTAAACGAACATTGGATTCAGTGCATTCTGCGGGAACCTATATGTCTTATGATGTAGATACACAACCACATGAGATAACGAACAATTCAATGGCACTTTGGATTGACCATCATGTAAATATTTCGAAGAATACGGATACTGTTGTTTTTGGAATAGCGGTTGCTAATATTTTCACAGGTGCTTCCAATATTATGGAATATCATCATACATTACAACATTTATCTGACCGTAAAATACAGCCCACTACAGTGGATGAAATAGAACGTATGGTATCAATCCATAATCCAAGTGAGGTTATTATTATATCGAATTTGTCCAAGGAAGAATTGCAAACATTGGTTCAATGTTCCGGTTTTTCACAAAATGCCATGTTTCATTATATAGATAAGAAAACATCAGAAAAAGCAAATCATTGTCAGCAACAGAAGTATGTACATCATATATTGGACAAACTCTATGGAAAAAATACTAAAAACACATGCGCAGAGTTTGATCAATATCCTACAGCAACCCAAGCATTTTGTTTTTTGATGGATTTTGTCCAAGAACATAATCCCGGTTTAGTTAAAAATATTGCTATACCAAAATTCCAAGAAACAACACATGTTTTATTGGCAAATCATACATTGAAACAACTGAATATCTTGGACTTGGATTCTGGTCATAAGCGACAGAATGGACACATATCTTCTGTTGCTTCACTCCTTAACAAATGTATGACTGCAATGGGACGGCGACAATTTCATATTCAGTTGGTATCACCCACAACTGACGTCGTTTGGCTGAACCAACAATACGCAAATACAGAATTTGTTTTGTCTAAGTATGATGATTTCGTTTTACCCATTCGACAATCATTGTCCAAGATACACGATTTTGAGAAATTTGCTAGACAATTAGTTTTGCAAAAGCTATATCCTTGTTCTATTTACACATTTGCTCAATCCATCTTCTATACTGTGGATATTTATCGTCTTTTTTTGGATTGTGTTAAAGATAAAGTATCTAACCTAGTTTCTGAACAAACAACACTTCAAATATCTATAGATACACTTCAACAATTTTTGAATCAGCATTTTAATTTGGAACTATGTAAGTCTATCAATAATCTTGGAAATATAGAAAGTAATTTTATAAATCGTGGTGTTGATGTAAAACTCGATGAATTAGAAGACTCGTATAATGAAAATACACGATTATTCAATGCAATTCATCTATGGTTTAACCAGCTAATACGAGACCAAGAATCCTCAAGTAGCACAAGCGAAACAGAATACGTAAAGATTCACGAAACCGAAAAATCCGGTGTATCTCTTCAAATAACGAAAAAACGCGGAACTATTCTTAAAAAATGCTTGGAATCGACGAAAACGTATGAAATTCCGAATACTTCTTTGAAGGTGGAAGGAAAAGAAATCAAATTTGCAACCGCTTCTGGATCCAATGATGAAATCACATTTCCTTTGTTGTCCAATATATGCCATGCATTGTGTCAGCAAAAAGAGGATAGAAATCGTCAGATGATTCATGCGTTTTATATAACATTGAACTCCTTGGAAAATAATTGTTATTCGGATATTGAAAAGATGATAAGATTTATAACAGATGTAGATGTTTTGATGAATAAAGCATATATTGCAAAACAATATCATTATTGTTGTCCAAGAATTGTAGAAAAAGACGAACATGGATATGAAGATGAAACACCATCATTTGTTGATGTACAAGGATTAAGACATGCTCTCATAGAACATATTCAAACAAAGGAATTTTATGTAGCAAATGATTTGTCTCTTGGACAAGATACAAAAGGTATCCTACTATATGGGACAAATGCTGTAGGTAAAACCAGTCTGATTCGTGCACTAGGTATAGCCATTATTATGGCGCAAGCTGGTTTACATGTTCCATGCTCTGAATTTAGATACAAACCCTACACTTCTATATTTTCGCGTATTTTAGGTTCGGATAATTTATTTAAAGGTCTTTCTACCTTTGCAGTAGAAATGTCGGAGCTTCGGGTTATCCTTAAAATGGCAAATCATAGAAGTTTAGTACTTGGTGATGAATTATGTTCAGGAACAGAAACTGAGTCCGCCCTCAGTATCTTTGTATCTGGTCTTATGGATTTACACAAGAAAAATATATCCTTTATTTTTGCAACTCATTTTCATGAAATAGTGAATTATAGTGAAATACAGGATCTTCAACATCTTGTACTTATGCATATGGCTGTATATTACGATCGTGAAACGGATAAGCTTGTTTATGATCGTAAGTTGCAGTCGGGTCCAGGAAATAGAATGTATGGATTAGAAGTTTGTAAATCTTTGCATTTACCAGAAGAGTTTTTGAATAAAGCATATGCCATACGTCGTAAATATTGGCCGGAAACAAAAGGCGAGCTTTCACATTCTACATCCAGATATAATTCACAAAAGATCCGGGGGATGTGTGAAATATGTGGACAACTCCCTAGTGAAGAAACACATCATATCTTACCGCAATCCGACGCAAATTATGAAGGAATGGTTCATATTCACCCAAACAGTAAACAAGTAGTACACAAGAATCATCCAGCAAACTTGATGGGACTTTGTTCTCAATGTCATCGCAAACATCATGCGGCGGAATCTATATCCCGCGATGAAGAATACACTCTATCCGTGAAATAACGTTCTAACTTTCCAACATAACGTGGAATGTATGCCCAGGTTAAATATCCTAATAATCCCCCTATAATACATCCTATGAAAACTTGCTTTATTGAATGGTTCTCATAGATAACACGTTGTATAATTGTTATTATAGAAAGACAACCATAATTAGGTACAATCCAAGACATTTTAAGAACGTATAACATAAAAATAAAAGAGAATGAAACAGATTGTGCATGTCCGGAAGGCATACCATATTCTTGTACACCCATTGTGTTTGAAACCCGGTAGTGGTCTTCCAATGAGTTCCACGTGAAATAATGAACTCTGTCGCCAGAAGGCCGTGGCTCTTTAATAATATCTTTTGCAATATAATTTATAAACATATTTATCATTTGTCCAATAACATACGCACCAAGTAAACGAACTGGTCCTTTGAACAAAATACCAATGGATACTAAAAAAAGTATATAAGGACCCCAAAACCCAACATATCCTAATATATTGTAAAAAATGTTCATGATGCTTATTGTATATGGATAATAAAAAATTGATATGCTTTTTTCTTTAAACCTTGATGATATTATAACCAGTATTGATATAGCAATATTCTTTAATAAAATGTCTACAAAGATGCAATATAATGGTCCTTATCCAGACTCATCACCATATGACTGCATAGATGATGATCTACAATGTCCTTTGGAGTGTGATTCAACCTTTTACGGACGCAGAGTAAAACGACTTGCAGAAATTGCTAGTTTTACAGAATCGGATCATCGAAAATCTAAAGAGAATTTGTATAAACGAATGCAAGAATGGAAGGAATTACAGTCCAAGGAAAATATTGATCAAAAGGGTTCTAAATGTGTGAAATAAAAATATAATCCTCTCTCAAAAATTATAAAAATCATAAAAATGATAAAAATGAGAATAAAAATAACATTTTATCTTGTTATTTTTATTCTCCGCCACATTTTTCGCAATTTATCTACATTATATGACAACACGTTTTGTTGACGAAACGTTTACCATACCTGGTGTATCTGTTTTTACAACGTTTTCTATTTTAGTGTAGATGATGGGAACGTTTTTATCTGATGCATATTTAGAATGTTGCTTGCATAAAACTGCACCCTGTTTTATAATGTACTGTAAATCTTTTTTGTTCATTGACGACTCTAAAGATAAAATCGCAATAACATGACACGATGGTTTATCTTCTACGTGAAACCAAATATCATTTGAATTCGCTAAATCAATGATCTTAAAATTGTCTTTCGCATTTTCTCCGATTAAATATTGGATACTAATACCTCCCAAGACTTGTGGAATATATATTATTTTTTGCATAATGAACAAGTAATATTGTATACGATTTACAAAAATGTTTTATTATAACAATACTATCAATTTTTTACAATATTACAATATTACAATATTACAACATTATGGATTCAACAAATTTGGAGGATTAGTAGATGTATAAATATTACTTGTTTCATCCATGAATTGGTTATATTCATTGTCGAATTGCTTATCATATGCTTTTTCCTCATTCAATATCATAGAATCTTTCGGACTTTCTGATATTCCTTTGAGTTCCATAGGTCCAAAATAATCATTTGGACAATTTCCATAGCATTTTCCAGAATAATAGTAAAAATCACGATTCACAATAGTAAAATCACTATAACTATTTTTAATCGACGGACCTCTCTCATTTCCAGCAACGCACTTTTGTCCTCCTAATAAAACACAACATTCGGTAGATGCACATACATCTTTGTCGAGTGTCCTGCATTTGTCATCTATAGCTTGTTTATTCTGTGAATTTTGCTTGCAAAACCCTCCATACAAATATGGAGCTTGAGTAATAGGAGATGTTTGCGATATTCCAGTTGTTGTACTCAAATATAAACTGTCAGCATAGTTAGGTACGTATCCAACTGAATCCACTTTGTATGTCCCAGGTTCATAATAAAGTGGGGGAGGGTCGAGTAAACTCAAAACCGGATTAAATGCAGTGTGTCCTTTTTCCTTGTTGTATCCATCTAGTTCATTGTGGTGATATATTTCGTTAATATCGTTTGGATTATATATCGGACCATCAATGGTAGGAGAAGGAGTTGGTGTATTTGATTGTGTATTTTGCTTTGTTAATGTTATTGAATTTTGGCAAGCGGTCTTTCCATCCGTTGAATAAATACCACTTTTCGGGTCATTTGGACCTTTTAAAGCACAACCCGCTAATATGGGCGCCATCATATCAGTAATCGGAGATCCCGGAAGAAGAGTGTTCATAACCGAGATAGAATACCAACCCGGGGGTATAATTCCTGTACTAGGTATTTCTTTCAATTGACCGGCTAAAGAATAGTCTGCGTTAGCTTCTGCTGCTTGTGCATACACTGTATTTTGATCTGTGTATGACTCTTGATAAAATGGAGTAGATAATAGGATCATCAAACCAATAACTAAACTGACGAATATAATATATAGAAAAAAATGAGTATTTTTCATTTATATCAAAATCACAATAATTTATAGTAGATATAATACATATATATTTTGTTTACGATAAAATTGAGTTAAAGTTAGTCGTGTTAAACATTATACAAATATACAATATTATTATAGTACACTGAAGAATGATCATTCCTGTTAAATGTTTCACTTGCGGAAATGTTTTAGCCGATAAATATAGGTATTATCAAGATGAAGTTCGTAGAATCAAAATACAAAAAGGTTATCAGATAGATAAAGTAGTTTATTTGACAAAGGATACAATGGATAAAACTCCGGAAGGAGAGGTATTAGACGCTTTAAAATTGACAAACGTTTGTTGTCGCAGACATATGTTGACTCATGTAGATATTGAATAGATATAGCGTGTTTTTGTAGCCAAATTGCTATAAAAAGGTGAATTTCTATCTGTTTTGTAAATACATTCATCTACCGATAGAAATTAACCAAATAAATTGCATATTTTAGTTATGGTTTATAACCCATCATTATCTTTTGGATATCTTTACTTTTTCTCATAAAAGTATAGATATAGATAGAACATCATGAGACATTCACAAAAAAGAAGGAATAAAACACAAAAGAAAATTTTTGGGAAATCGAAAAAAATGATAGGCGGAAGTCAAACTTTCGTACAGTCGGCACAGTACCCAAATGTATATAATACAGTAGGGTATAACGTGAATTTAGGAAACCCGAATTTCGATCCATCTGATCCGACGAATCAAATATCGTCCAGACTTCTATTGAATGGAGGTTCCAAGAAGAAACATCAAAATAAAAAACGAAAAAGTAATCGTAAAAGACGCACAATAAAAGGAGGGATGTACTCATTACTGGGATCATCTGAACAATTAAATGGTATAAATGCGTTTGGATCATCTGTAGGCGGACAAACCGTTAGAGGTATAATAGCAGGAACACCAGAGAATGGAGGAATACCAGTAACATATAATAGATCTATTACAAACACCATGCCATTAGTTTAGGCATTTTTTTATTTGCATATTTTATAAGAAATGGCTGTTTCCGGTTTACGTAATTTATGTACACCATCACTTATTTACTTGGTAATATCCGTTATAGCATTGGTTGTTATGGTCTATCAAAACATAGGAAATATTGATAAATATTGTGTTGGTACAATGAGTTGCACTGTTTCCAATACAGCACTTATTTTCATGATTAAAATTGTTTATATTTTATTCTGGACATGGGTACTTAACTTGATATGCCGTGCAGGAGCACCCGGTATTGCATGGTTCTTGCTACTCCTCCCTTTCATTCTTATGTTTATTTTTATTTCTCTGCTTTTCGTGAACTGGTAAATATATGCAGAGCATCACGTATTCAACTATAGCTGATTCGATGTTATAGTTGAACAAAAATACCCCAAGATATTATAGATGTCATTTGTACTGAATTTACTGAAAACATTCTTTTATGAAGAAAAATGGAATGCGCTTTTACTCATAATGTCCTCACTATTCGCTAGTATTATTCAGTCGAATGGCATATCTTATGTTTCAGCAACAATTATTTCATCCATGCGTGATAATGATAAAAATATGGCATATACTTTTCTAGTATATCTAGTTGCGTTGGTTATTATTTATTTGATTGTTGCTAGTTTTTTTAAATATTATAAAACTACTTTACTAACAAAACTACGACAATGGGTTCGGCAACAGTTGATAAGTATTGTATTGAAAGTGAATAACGAAAATTTCAATAGTATTAATTTTGTGAAATTGAACTCTCCTATAAATCGTATTTCGTCGGTGTGTTTTATGGTGTTTAGTGATATTGTATCGTTTATTTTACCGAATATGCTGTTTTTGATAGTTATTAGCTCATTTTTTATGTATAAAAATTTTATTTTTGGATTATGTTTTTTCATTGCAAATATTGGTATTATTTCTTTTATTGCTTATAACTGGAGTTATATGATGAAAAAGAATGAAGAGTATGAAGATCAAATAGGACATAATGAAGGATATTTGATGGAAATATTGAATAATATAGATAAAATCATCTATCGTGGACAAACAGACAATGAGATCAAGATTTACGAAGAAAAAACGAAACAGGGCATAGATAGGGCTTATGCTTTTTATAATACAACCGATTGGTATAATACTGTAACCAATACAATGATTTATTTGGTGGTATTTACTTCTATCTATGTTTTGATTCATCTGTATTTCTCCAAGAAAATATCAATAACTATATTTATCACATTTTTCACGATTTTAACACTTTATCGAGAAAAAAGTAAAACATTGAATGGTCAAATACCCGATATTATTGAATTTATTGGTAGAACAGACACAGTGTTGAAACATTTTAAGTCCATGGAAGAGGATATAGATTTGATAGGAAAACGACAATACGAAACACATTCTTTGCCATTTGAAACCATCACATTCGAAAATGTATCATTTCAGTATCCAACTGGAGAGAAACCAGTATTTACTAATAAATCGTTAACGGTCAATATGAATAATAAAATTATTGGTATGATAGGGTTATCTGGTAATGGAAAATCTACTTTTATGAAATTAATATTGAAACTACACAGAATCAAGGAAGGCAAAATTATGATCGATGGTGTCGATATTTCAAGATTAGATCCCGATTATATTCGCAAGAATATGATTTATGTATCTCAAAATTCGAAATTATTCGACAAGAAGGTATTTGAAAATATGATGTATGGTTGCAATAAAGAACATCACGAGACTTGCAAGAAACGTCTGGAAGAAATTTTGAAATACCCCAAGATTTCAGAATTATACAGGAATATTGATGTTTATGAAACAAATTCTGGCTCTTTGGGAGAAAATCTTTCGGGAGGTCAACGCCAAGTTGTGAATATTATAGGTGGTTTAATACATCCTTCACAAATTGTTATATTAGATGAACCGACAAATGCTTTAGATCCCGGATTGAAACGCGAATTATTGGGATTGATTAGTGATTTCCGAAAATATAAAAAATGTATATTTGTAATTACTCACGACAAAGAAGTTGAACCTCTGTTTGATGAAACTATAAAGATGTAATAATAGTAAAATGATATGAATTGTTATTCAATATGAACTTCAGGTGGGGTATTCCAGTCAGCATACGGTATCGCTTTTGTGGTAGATTGAGAAAGGTTTAAAAGGTCTTGTAAAGCTAGCATTCTTCTTTCAAGAGGTTTTAATTTTCCGTCTTTTTTCAATCGTTTTCGTCCAATCTGTTTCCAACGCCACTCGAATTGAAGTGCCGCTTGCCAATTTGGAAACCCAGAAACATAACAAGCACGTATCCATTTTTTTCCTTGTCCTACCTTTACACTTGTTGCATGCGCACCACCTTTTATTTCTTTATTATGTTGGCGTAGACGGTGATCTAAATCAACTGTTGCTCCTACATATGTGGCTTCTCCATCAGAAGATACAAGCAAGTATACATAGGATGGTTTTGATTCTGTATTAACATTAACATCAATCTCGGTATCAATCTCGGTATTTTCCATTTTCAAGTTAGAATAACATATAGATATGTCTATATCTTATAATCTTATATTCTATAAAATTGATATTCGTTGAGACAATATTCATATAAAAACATCGATCTATAGTGTATCTAGTCTATCGCAGAATAAAATGAATCCCGCCTTGTCCAATATTTCAGAAGAAGACGATGTTTATCGCTTTACATTATCAGGTATTAATGTTAGTATCGCAAACGCTTTGAGACGAACCATTCTTTCGGATATTCCTATCAATGTTATTCAAACAGAAGACTATGCAACAAACCAATGTATTATATATGTAAATACCGGTAGACTTCATAATGAAATACTAAAACAACGCTTGAGCTCAATCCCCATTCATACTAAAGATCTAGACATGTTGCCGGGCAAATATTCCCTGGAATTGGATGTCAAAAACGATGGCGATACAATCGAATATATTACCACAGAGCAATTTAGAATAAAAAATAAAACCACGGGGGATTATTTAACAGAAAATGATGTTCGCACGATATTCCCTCCTAATTCCAAAACTGGTTATTTCATTGATTTTGCTAGATTACGACCTAAGATTAGCGAAACCATACCGGGGGAACGTATTTCATTATCCGCGGAATTTTCAATAGGTAATGCCAAGATGAATAGTATGTTTAATGTTGTATCAAACTGTTCATATGCAAATACCCCAGATCTCACGAGGTCTGCATCAGTATGGGAAGAATTGGAAGCGAAATTGCGATCTGAAGAAGCGACATCTAGTGAAATAGCGTTCCAAAAAGAAAATTATCGCTTATTAGATTCTCAACGTCAGTATATCGAAAACAGTTTTGATTTTGTTTTGAAAACTATAGGAATATATGAAAATTCTGAACTTGTTAAAAAATCGTGTGCTATTTTGCAAAACAAATTAGTTGATATTATTCAAGGCGTAGATTCTGATACGATACCCATTTTAATCAGTGAAACTACAATGGAATCGTGTTTTGATATTGTTTTAGAAAATGAAGATTATACTATTGGAAAGGTTGTAGAATATATGTTGTATGAAAAATATTATCAGGGAGAAAAAACGCTTTCATTCTGTGGGTTCAAGAAATTCCATCCACATAATTTAGACAGTATAGTTCGCGTTGCTTTCGAGAAACCTTCTGATAAAATACTTGTTCGACAATATTTGCGCGATGTTTGTGTAGACGCACAAGATATATTTAAGCGCATTTATCATATGTTTTGAAAATGATTTCAAGTCGAATAAAATTGAAAGCTTGCATCAATGATGATAATGAGCTACAAAATAGACAAACATAATCAAAATGGAAAAACGCATAACAACAAAGGTGGATGAATTCTTCCAGACCTTTAAAAATGATCTCCGAACAAAGTCGATTGAACTTGGTTTTACTGACACTAGTAAAATTGCACAATTGATAGAGTATGTTATGGATTATGATCGTGTTATTTTGCAGAAGGATGACTTTACAAAACGAAAGAGGATAAAGAATTCAATTCCTGATTTAAATCGATGTATTGCAAAGCTCGCTAATGGTGAACAATGTACCCGTCGAAGAAAAAACGAATGTGAATTTTGTGGTACACACACAAAAGGGACTCCCCACGGATTGATGACGCAATCTTTAGAATTTGCAAATACAATGCATAAAGTAAATGTTTACGCAGTGGAGATCAAGGGGATAGTTTACTACGTGGATGATTATACAAATGTTTACAAAACCGAGGATGTTTTGGAAAACAAAGAAAATCCAGATATCATCGCACACTATGTAAAATTAGGTAATGAATACACCATACCAGAGTTTGGTATGGTGTAGTGTGATATAACATATTATATTATGTTTTATTTATAAAACCTTATACAAAAATATTATTTGTTTATTTTTCTAACAATATTTTCTTTTACTGTTTCTTCACGATTCTCTAAAATAAAGGTTTGAACCTCTTCTGCCTTTGTTTCATCACCACGATAATATTTTGATAAAATATTTAGCAACATTTGTTTTGTTATAGGTTTTTTAACGGTTTGTCTATTGTATTGAATTTTTCCATCGTTGATGTCGAAACAGTCTATCTCATTTTTTTTCATTATTTCAATCAATGATGTGGACAATTTCTTTTTTTCGGTATCTCTTACTTTTTGCTCGTTTTTAAGTGTACGAATCTCGTTATCTATTTTTACCCATTCGCGTATTGTTTTAATTAATGTTTCTTTTGTGTCTGATGTATTCATTTATATAATATATTATCATGCGATAATTATTTATACCTTTTATGTAAGGACAAAAAATTAATGCAATTGCAATTTTTGAACAAACATGATCTAAATAATCCTGCAACGATGCAACCTAGACAACTTCAACTTCGACCACTTGTTGCAAATAATAACAATAATAGCATAAATACCGTAAATAATAACATTATTAATACCGTAAATAATAGACACCAAATTGTACGCAATCCAGGAAAGCCTATTGAAGATCCAGTGAAATCCAAAAAGTTGTTGTGGGGAGAGCCGATATGGTATTTATTTCATACCTTAGCCCAAAAAGTACATGAAGACACATTTCCGGAGATTAGACAAGAGTTATTAACGATCATTTCTACAATTTGCAATAACTTACCATGCCCTGATTGTGCAAATCATGCAACCAGATATATTAATTCTTTAAACTTGAACACGATACAGACAAAGCGTGATTTAATAAATATGTTATATCAATTCCACAATTCAGTGAATGCTAGAAAAAATCTCCAACAATTTCCATATGCTGATTTAGAACCTAAATATTCGGCCGCAGTTACTGTTAATATTATTCAATATTTTATGCAGGCATTTAATAAACCGAATTATAGTGGTCGTATCAGTGTAAATAATTTTCATAAAACGCGTTTTATTGCACAATTGAAGGTATTTTTTTCCACAAAATTAACGTATTTTGATCCATAATGTTGTATAATTTATTATTTACACTTTACAATAAATTATATTTTATACTAATAATTTGTAGGTTTTTGTATAACCTACTATTATATTATTACATATTTTTACTATGAACTATTGTTTGAAGTAGATTTCTTTACAGTACGGCATCGATACATACTTCTAGAGGGTTGGGAACACACTGATTTATTGCTAACTCCACTAAAATAGGTCAAATTCACCATTCCTGTAGAATCGATAATCATAGCCCAAAGAACACCGACTAGACCACCAATGATTAGAGCAGCTAATAATTTAGGATTGGAAGAACAGCTATTTGATGTATTCCATACCATATCGGCCAAGATAACTAAAGGGAAAATAACAAACGTTGGAATATTTTGTGTTGCTAGGTTATTTACACCAATAAAATAGGACAAATAAGATAGTGTGTATCCAAATACTGTTTGGCTTAATGGGAGATTAGAAATGGGTTGATTATTACCAATGGTTAATGTAGTACACTTTGTACTGGATAACAGAGAACCGTCTCCGCCGCCAATAATATTACCCATAAGAATTGTCATCACGCTAGCAATTAGGAGACCAACTAAATAAATAACGCCTTTAAGATCTTGATTAAATATAGATTCTAAAGTAAAATAACTAACAATAATGAATGGCGCAAATCTAAAAAATAAGTATATTATATTAATTATGTTTAGTTCCATTATATGTAATATCTATAGAAATTTGCATCGTTAATGTCTATTGGTAGATAACTAGATTTATCTACTGAAGACATATAGAGAAATCCACCTTTTTGTAGAGATTTGGCTACAAAATACGTATAGCCCTTAAAAGTGTGGACATATGCATTATCAAATACTACTAAATCTATTTATCGAATCAATATAAATGCAATAGTTTATACTATATAAAAGAGTCATGGGAATACCTAGCTATTTTTCGTATATTATTAAGAATTATTCTAATATTATACGAACGTTAGAGTCAATACATTTTGAGCATAGAAATATAAAACATTTGTACATGGATTGTAATTCCATTATTTATGATGCACTGCGTGATATGACGGTTATTAATGACACTTTTGTTTTTGAGAGTCAGCTCATTGAAAAGGTTATTAACAAAATAATATATTACATTGAGTTGATATCTCCCAGTGAGGTTGCATATGTTGCGTTCGACGGGGTTGCACCATTTGCTAAGATGGATCAACAGAGAAACCGAAGGTATAAAAGTGTCATGCTTTCTACTATTGCAAAAACAATAAACTCGTCTGATGATTCTATGCAGGAGAATATTAGTTGGAGTACCTCAAATATAACTCCCGGTACACTATTTATGAAGAGATTGAGTGAAGAGGTATCGCGGCATTTATATAAATATTCCGAAGCACATCCCGAGATAAAATCACTTATAGTTTCTACATCGAATGAACCCGGTGAGGGTGAGCACAAAATGTTTCGTTATATGAGAGATTACTTTTCGGATTGTAAAGTAAAAGCTTCCAAGGATACCGTTGCGGTGTATGGTCTAGATTCTGATCTTATTATGCTTTCAGTTTTTCATTATAAATTAGTTAATAATATTTTCATTTTTAGAGAAACGCCTGAATTTGCAAAGTCTATTGTTGACATGAATCCTCTTGATACAAAAAATGAATGTTCTTTTATGGATATATCTCGTTTATCTTGGGGTATATTACACGAATTACAATGTAATGGTGTAAATAATCACAGAATATACGATTATGTATTCCTGTGTTTTTTTTTAGGGAACGATTTTTTGCCTCATTTTCCAGCATTAAACATACGTACTTCTGGTATGGATACACTATTGAATGTATATCGTAAAACGATAGGAACATATGCAAATCGGTACTTTATATCGAGTGAAACATTAGAGATCCAGTGGAATTGGGTATTACTGTTTGTGAAAGAATTATCTAAATATGAACATGATTTGATTCTTGCTGAATATGACGTACGAAAAAAATGGGAAAAGAAACAATGGGCAATGACGACAACTGAGGAGAAGGATTTTTATATACAAAGTATTCCTGTAATTTATCGAGCAGAAGAGATATATATTTGTCCTACCGAAAAGTACTGGCAAAAAAGATACTACGATTCACTTTTCGGTGAAGGTTCGGATAAAGCTTCTATTTGTATAAATTATATGGAGGGTTTAGAGTGGGTATTCAATTATTATACGAAAGACTGTCCACACTGGAGATGGAGTTATCATTACAAATATCCACCTTTATTGTGCGATTTAGCAGATAGTATGTCTAATATTAAGCCGAAGATTGATAGTTCATCTAAGGATAATATTCCATTTTCATCAAATGTTCAATTAGCATATGTTTTGCCAAAAATTCACCACAATCTTCTTCCCTTGCATGTTCATGATTATTTGCAAAAACCAGAATGTGCTGGATATTTTCCTGATTCAACACAATTCAGCTGGGCTTTTTGTAGATACTTTTGGGAGGCCCATGCCGATTTACCAGAAATTCCATTGGATGCTTTACATGAATGGTCTTCATCTTTCGATAAAATTGAAGAAACCATTTGTAAATAATAATAAAGTATATAACTGATTCTAGATAAACCTGTAAAAATGAATATTCAAATATCTAAGAATGATGTGATATATGATACATCACATCCTTCTACTCATAGAAACGTTGTTCAATGGATTTATGATATTATAAGTCGTTGGTTTCATTATTTATTTCCCAAAACAGTATTACGAATTGCATCAATCTATGTTGTCTGGATAATTCTACACTATGTTGCATCCCATTTGTATATTTATTGGTGTACACCCATCTCAATAACAGGAATACTTATGTCTCCTTTCTTGGTACCAGCACCTCATTGCGAAGCTTTGCGATGGATGATTTATCACGGAGCAATAAAAATTCAAGGCATGTGGATTCTTTTAGGCGGATATGTTTTGCATTATATTGAAAGAATGTTTACGGTATAAAAACAGTAAAAATATGATAATCTAATATATAGTTTGATATAATGATATCTGTCCAAGACGGCCACAAAATATATATAAAAAAACATGCAAATATAAATGTATCAAAATTATTTACGCATGATTTTTTTAATTTTCTTGGTATAAAGGGTGTTAGTATTCATAAGGTACATAATAATATAACTTCTGAAATAATGAATGATACATCTTTGCCTATGCCATACCGATCAGAAACGGATAAAGGTATTGATATTGGTAATGACGTAAATGAATCTATAAATAATAAGGTGTTTACATTACCAGATCCATCAATACCACATGAAAATGAACCAATAACAATGAAAGATTTTGAATTGACACCAATCAAAGGGGGTGGTATGTTATCAAACATTGGTCATTTTTTTTCTAGTTTTTTAACTCGAACGAAAACAAATATAGAAGATTCTGTATTAAAAACGTATACTGATGATGCAAATAATAATGATATTATTCTAGAATTTGATAAATTACAATATAACAATTCAATCATTTCTTTATCTGAAATGGGGAATAAACCGATTACAAAAACAATTTACACCTTGGATATTTTAGGTGGCATTGATTACTTGGAACTAGAAAATATATCAAAGAACTTAGAAAAACAGATGGAGTTTATGGAAATTATGGGAGTAGAGATAGAATACTGGAACAAAGAAAATATATACAGAATAGGAGATCATTATATAAATTTTGACACAGAAAATATAAAAAGATTTATATCTAAGGAAGAATCAATGAAAGGAATGAATAAATTGATGGAAGAGATAATAGGAGGAGAGAAGAGAAGAATAAGAGGAACACGAGAAGGAAGAAGGAAGTAATAAAGGAGATGTATAGATACTACAAGGGTAAGGAGATACCAAAAAGAAAGTTGAAGGATATGGAAGGATTAGTAGGTGCGGAGATAATGAATAAGATAGTGTGAAATGAAAAAAGGAAAAAGAAGAAAGAGAAAC